GAAAAATGGGATACTTTAAAAAAGGTGGTAGATCATAATGTCTAGACCAGGTTTATATGCAAACATACATGCTAAAAGAAAACGTGGTGGTAAGATGCGAAAGAAGGGTGCGAAGGGTGCACCAAAAGCATCTGACTTTAAACGAGCAAAACAAACAGCGAGATCATAATGACTAAACTATGTCCAAGAGGTAAAGCAGCAGCAAAAAGAAAATTTGCGGTATATCCTAGTGCATACGCTAACGCATACGCTTCTAAAATTTGTGCAGGTAAAATTAAAGACCCTTCAGGTGTGAAAAGAAAAGATTTTAAAGGTCGTAAACCAGCTATGGGTGGTGGCATGATGAGACAAACCTATATGGGTGGAGGCTTAACTGAAGCAACTGCTAGATTAAAAAGACAAGGTTTAGGAAAAGGTGGTAGTGTTTGTAAGATAGCCAAAAGAGGAACTAATAGGGAAGCTATCGGAAAGAATTCGTAATGGCCGGTTTAAAAGAATGGTTCAAACAAGATTGGGTGGACATCGGCGCTAAGAAAAAAGGCGGAGGTTTTAAAAAATGTGGAAGAAAATCTGCGAGTGGTTCAAAAAGAAAGTATCCAAAGTGCGTCCCTGCTGCCAAAGCGGCAAGGATGACAGACTCCCAGAGACGGAGTGCCGTTGCAAGGAAAAGAAGTAAAGCACAAGGTGTAGGTGGAAAACCTACAAATGTTCCAACATTTGCAAAAAGAAAAAAAGCTAGTATGGGTGGATATATGGGCCCAGCTATTAATTCTGAATATGGTGGTGTAACATTAAATAACGATTCTTATTCAAAATATTATAAAGGAATGCTTGACTAATGCGAACAGATTATCAAACAAGAGCAGAATTTTCAAAAGGCACAATGCCAGCTAGAAATAAAAAAAACTTTAGACCTACAAAGTCTGGAGCAGGAATGACACGAGCCGGTGTCAAAGCCTATAGAAGATTAAATCCCGGTTCTAAATTAAAAACAGCCGTGACTGGTAAAGTAAAGCCAGGATCAAAAGCTGCTAAACGTAGAAAATCATACTGCGCAAGATCACTAGGTCAGCTCAAAAGAGCTTCAGCAAAAACTCGTAATGATCCGAACTCAAGAATCCGTCAGGCTAGAAGGAGATGGAAGTGTTAAAAAAACAAAAAATAAAAAAAGTAATGAAAGGTTTGCAAAAAGCATCGAAGACACACGCTGCGCAAGCTAAAACATTAAAAGGAGTTATTCATGGCGGATCCAAAAAAAGGAACGGGAAAAAAGCCTAAAGGCTCTGGTAGGAGACTCTACACAGATGAAAATCCTAAAGATACTGTTGGGATTAAGTTTGCGACTCCTGCTGATGCTCGTAAGACTGTTGCAAAGGTTAAGAAGATATCTAAACCGTTTGCAAGAAAAATACAAATCCTAACTGTTGGAGAACAGCGAGCCAAAGTTATGGGTAAATCACAAGTCGCTGCTATTTTTAAGAGAGGAAAAAATGCAATCAGAAGAACTCGTAATACTAAATAAAATACAAAAATTTTTAAAAGAGTCTTATCAAAATATTGGTGATTCCATGATAAGTGGGACTGTTGACAATATGGAAAAATATAAGTATATGATGGGACAGGCACATGCCTACTTAAAAATATCACAGGAAATCTCTAACCTGCTAAACCCAAAGGAGCCAAAAAATGATAATAGGTCAGAAAGAGAAAACGTCGTCGACTTCGAAAAACCAAGAAGTTAAGCCGGCATTATTAAATAAATATGAACAAGATCATCAAAAAGAAGTTGATGGTTACGAACGTTTAAAGAAAAAAGAATCAAATAAATTACCCAAACCAACTGGATGGAGATTAGTTGTTCTGCCATTTAAAATGCCAGAAAAAACTAAAGGTGGATTATATCTTGGTCAAGATACTTTAGAAAGACAACAAGTAGGTTCTACATGTGGTCTAGTTCTTGCTATGGGTCCACATTGTTATGATAAAACAAAATTTCCTGAAGGGCCTTGGTGTAAAAAAGGTGATTGGATAATATTCGCTAGATACGCTGGATCAAGAATCCAGATCGATGGTGGGGAAGTAAGATTGCTAAATGATGATGAAGTTTTAGCAACCATCGAAAACCCTGAAGATATACTTCATCAATATTAAACATAGAGGAGGATAACTATGCCAAAAGAAGAACAAACAGTTGATATAGATACATCAGGTCCTAATACAGAAATTGAGTTAGAAGAAACTCAAACTGCAGAAAAAGAAAAACCTGAAGTAGAATTACCAGCTGAAGATAACGCAGAAGACAAAACGTTTGAAAATGAAAGAGAAACAAAACTTGACCAAAAAGAAGAGAGTCAAGAAGAAGAAAAGAAAGAAGATAAAAAAGAATTAGAAAGTTACAGTAAAGATGTACAAAGAAGAATAGCTAAACTAACTCATAAATGGAGAGAAGCTGAGAGACAAAAAGAAGAAGCAGCATCTTATGCGAAAAAACAAATTCAATTAAGAGAAGCAGCAGAAGCTAAAATCTCAAAACTTGAACCAGGATACTTACAATCTACAGAAGATAGTATTACATCAGGTGTACAAGCAGCACAGGCTAAACTTGCAGCAGCTAGAGAAGCAAACGATTTAAAAGCTGAAGCAGAAGCCTTAACTGCAATATCTGAATTGGGTTATAAAAAAGCAAAACTCGAAGAGACAAAAATTGCTCAAGAAGAGTTTAATAAAAACAAAAAAGCAGAACCAGAGTTAAAATTACAAGAAAAACCTGCTCAAGCTCCAGATCCAAAAGCTGAAGCATGGGCATCTAGAAACGAATGGTTCGGCAAAGACACCGCTATGACTTATACTGCTTTTGATCTACATAAAAAATTGACAGAAGAAGAGGGATATGATCCTAAATCTGATGAGTATTATAATGAGATTGATAAGAGAATAAGACTTGAGTTCCCCCAAAAATTTGCTAATAATAGTGAAAAAGGGGAAACGACTAAACCCGTACAAACAGTAGCTAGTGCGAAGCGAAGTACAAATACTAGTCGCAAGACTGTGACTCTCACGCCGTCACAGGTAGCAATCGCAAAAAAATTAGGTGTGCCACTCAAAGAATATGCGAAACAATTAAAAATCACGAAGGAGGTATAAGCATATGGAAAATGATAATAATAAAAGAGCTTCTCGTGCGAGTCAGACTAGAGAAAAAACTTCAAAGCCTAAAGTCTGGTCTCCCCCATCAAGTTTAGATGCACCCCCTGCACCTACAGGATTTAAACACAGATGGATAAGAGTTGAATCAATGGGATTCCAGGATACAAAAAATGTAGCTGGAAGACTAAGATCAGGATATGAATTAGTTCGGGCAGATGAATATCCAGATTCAAACTATCCAATTGTTGAAGACGGAAAATACAAGGGAGTGATCGGAGTTGGTGGACTTGTGCTGGCAAGGGTACCGGAAGAGATCGCAAAACAGCGTACAGATTACTATGTTAAACAGGGTAATGAAAACGTTGAAGCAGTAGACAACGATCTTATGAAGGAACAGCATCCAAGTATGCCGATCAATATTGATCGACAGACTCGTGTAACTTTTGGTGGTACAAAGAAATCATAATAGAATTCTTAACCAACTGAAGTAACTTAAACTAAACAAATGTCTAAGGAGGACAACTACTATGGCAAATAAAGATGCTGCGTTCGGTTTAAAACCGATCGGAAAAGTTGGTCAGAACAGAGATGCGCAAGGTTTAAGTGAGTACAGTATAGCGGCTTCCGCTACAGCGATCTATTTTCAAGATCCAGTTAAAGCATTAAACACTGGAACAATTGGAGTAGCAGCTGCAGGGGATGTCTTATTGGGTTCACTAAACGGTGTATTCTTTACTGATGCAACTACAAGTAAGCCTACGTTTGCTAACAATCTGAAAGCTTCTAACACAGCTACAGATATTGTTGGTTTCGTAAGCGATGATCCGTATGAGAGATTTGAAATTCAATCTGATAACACACTTGCTTCGGCACAGACTGATGTTTTCATGAATTATGATATCTTATACACTGCAGGTGATTCAGCTAACTACGTATCAAAAGTAGAATTAGATGATTCAACTTTGCATTCAACAACAGGTCAGCTAAAAGTGATCGGAGTTTCGAAAAATATCGACAACAATGATTTGACTACGTCAAATACAAATTTTGTTGTTACTATCAACGAACACTTCTTGAAACAGATAGCTGGAGTATAATAGGAGAATAGGAGATAAATTATGGCTATATCTAGAGGACAACTAGTCAAAGAACTAGAGCCAGGATTGAATGCACTATTCGGCCTGGAATATAAACGTTATGAGAATCAGCACGCTGAAATATACACTACTGAATCTTCAGACAGAGCGTTTGAAGAAGAAGTTATGTTATCAGGTTTTGCTCAAGCGGCAGTTAAACCAGAAGGAAGTGGAGTTACTTTTGACAATGCTCAAGAAACTTACACTGCAAGATACACACACGAAACTGTGGCTCTTGCCTTCTCTATAACTGAAGAAGCTATTGAGGATAACTTGTATGACAGACTTGCTAGTAGATATACAAAAGCGTTAGCTAGATCTATGGCGAATACTAAACAAGTAAAAGCTGTTAATCCGTTAATCAATGGATTTGGCACTTTCACATCAGGAGATGGTTCGGCGTTGTTTGCAACAAACCACCCAACTATTTCTGGTACTGTATCTAATACTTTAGCTACAGCAGCTGATTTGAATGAAACTTCATTAGAGCAATCATTAATTGACATTGCTGCACTAACAGACGAAAGAGGTCTGAAAATTGCTGCAAGAGGTGTTAAAATGATTATCCCTTCTGAGTTACAATTCACAGCTGAGAGATTGATGAAATCTCAAGGAAGAGTCGCAACAGCTGATAATGATATCAATGCAATCGTTTCTATGGGAATGGTTCCTCAAGGTTACAGAGTGAACAATTTCTTAACTGACCCAGATGCATTCTACATTATTACTGATGTGCCGAATGGTATGAAATACTTTGACAGAGCCCCAATTAAAACGGCTATGGAAGGTGATTTCGATACTGGTAACGTAAGATACAAAGCTAGAGAAAGATACTCATTTGGTGTATCTGACTTTAGAGGTATCTATGCATCACCAGGTGCATAATAACTAAATTTTTGTGGCGGGACACTGTTCCGCCACAATTAGAAAATAGAAAGAAAACTCATGAAAAAATTTATAATTATAATAAACGCATACGATTATTACGCAAAATTTGAAGTATCATCTAACGATGATCCTATTTCCCTTGAACAAGCTATAGTTGACAAACTAGGAGTAAATGATATAAACTGGGAATATGTCGGAGACAGAACATTTGCTTCTGACAAATATAGAATAACCTATGAGGAGGTTATAAATGATACAAGACCTATACAAACAAAAAAGGTCCTTGGAGTTGAAGTGGGAGCAGGAGCATCTATCTAATGGTAGATATACTCTTGAAATGGTCCGAATAGATGACAAAGTTAAAGAAGTCATCACGAAGATCAAGCTGGAGGAAGCAGCAATTGCTCACAAACAAAACCTTATTGAAGGTTCAGCTCCACAAGTTTCAGTAGCTACTTAATAAAAAAGCTACATCGTTGGAAAAAATCCACTCCACATTAAAGGCTCTCTTGCACTCTACTAAAATCTGGTATATAAACTAATCACTATATAATTAATTAGAATACTGACGCATATAGTCGACGGCCTAGAGACAGTATTCGGAAAACTAGGAGGATATAATTATGGCAAAAACTACATTTCAAGGACCAGTAAAATCAATTAATGGTTTTCAAGGTGTTGGAACTGGAAACTCTGTAAGTAT